TAAGAAAAATGAAACCTAATAATCTTAATATATAATGTAAAAATAATAATTATTATGTCAATAGATAGAAGAATAGTATCAATTTTATATTTTAACGGTATAAATGATATAGATAAAGTACAAGCTTTTTTAGGAGAAAGCAACAATTACTATAAAGTTATAATTGATGATGAAATAAAAAAATTAAAAATTCCTGGAAAAATTTATACAGAAATAGTTGAAGAAACTACTTTTGAAAAAAAGTTATTAAAAACAGTAGAAGATTCTAAAAAAGAAAATTTAACTGAAAATACTTTTACACTAACAGAAAATAATGAAAAAGAAAATATTGATAATGTAATGATTGATGAAACTGAAATTGAAACTATCTTGGTTAAAGATAATTTTGAAGATAAAATAAATGACTTTGAAGAATTATTAATTAAAGATGACATCATAGAAAATGCTAAAATTGAAAAATCAATTAAAAAATCCTCGAAAAGCACAAAAACTACAAAAACCACAAAAAGCATAAAAACCACAAAAAACACAAAAACTTCAAATAAAAATACTGACAGTGATGTAGATGATTTTATTAATTTAATTTAATATATAATAAAAAAAGAAATAAATAATGGCAACATATAATAGATATAATCAGCCAAACTCTATGTATGAATTTGGAAAAGGTACTGTTGGTAGAAATTTTGGTAATAAACTACTTAGAAAATTAAGTAATTTTGGAATGGATGATCAGGAGATGGTTGTTAAAAACAGTCAAGCTATAGGTGCGTTTCAAGATACTAGTAATTTACTTTATGAGCCTGGTACAAATATGTATGATTTATTTTCAAAAAAAATCATATCTAAAATATTAGAAAAAAAATCAATAGCATATTTGGATCGTAGATATCTAGATAAAAGAAAGATTTTACATCAATATGCCATTAAAGAAGAAATTAAAGATTATGTTACAAGAATAGCAGAAGAAGCAATAAATTATGATGATAATAATTATTTTTGTTATATTGAAGATTTACCTGACAATTATGATCAATCAATTAGAATTAAATTTCAAGAAAATTTCAAAAAAATTTATAATTCTTTTAATTTCAATGACGGTTTAACTGCTTGGAATTTCATGAAGACTTTCTTAATAGATGGATTTCTGGCTTTTGAAATAGTATATGACGATAATCAAAAAAATATAATTGATCTTAATTTATTAGATCCTTTAACATTAATTGTTGCAGCGGAACCAGGCACAGGAACTGTAGTTTGGATACAAAACCCTGATATACCGCAATTAAGAAGAATTCTTCTAGATGCTAATATTATTTATATTGCATATTCTAATAATTTAGATTATGATGAAACCAGTTATGTTGAAGGTCTTATTAAGCCATATAATCAACTTAAATTAATAGAATTTACTAAGTTGATGTATAATTTAAATCAAGCATCAATTTATAAAAAATTTGTTATTCCAGTTAATGGATTAACTAGGCAACAAGCAGAGCAACAAATTGCTGAATTAATGAGTGAATATCACGAAGATATTGAGTGGGACGATAGAACAGGCATACCTTATATAAATGGATCAACTAAGATTCCACATTCAAAAGATTATTGGTTTCCAACATCTGAACTTGGAACACCAGAAATGTCAATAGAACAACCTCAACAGGCGGAATTAAATGAAGATATTGTTTTACAATGGTTTTATAAAGCTTTAAAAAGAGCATCTAAAATGCCATTTTCAAGATTAGATGAAGATCAAGGTGGTGGTAATTTTTATGATGATACAGCGTCAATAACAATGGATGAAATAAGATTTAAAAATTTTGTTAATCGTTTAAGAACGTTATTTAAAGAAATTTTAATAAAACCATTAAAAATACAAATGATTTTAGATTTTCCAGAATTAAGTCAAGATAGAATATTTGAAAGTTATCTTAAACTTAAATTTAATTCTAATGATTTATTCGAAGAATGGAAATATCTAAATAATTTAGCAAAAAGAGCCGAAATAGCATCCACATTATCAGCAAATCTTCAAGATGCTGATGGAAAACCTTATCTTTCTATTGAGTGGATTGTTAGAAATATTATGAAATTCACTGACAAAGATATAGAATCAAATAATAAATTCAAATTAATGAGTGGTGCTGCTGGTGAAGGTGCTGGTGGAGGCGGAGGTCTCGGTGGAGGCGGAGGTGAAATGGGAATACCTGACATGGGCGGTGGTGCTCAAATGGGTAGTGCTCAAGGAGGAGGCCAAATGGAAGGCGGAGAAATCGGAGGTCAAGCCCAAATAGAAGGCGGAGGTCAAGCCCAAATGGGAGGTGGCGGAGGTCAAACCCAAATGGGAGGTGGCGGAGGTCAAGCCCAAATGGGTGGTGAAACTGAATTTTAATTTAGTTTAAATATATATTTTAAATTTCCGGAATCGTATATTCTATAAATTTTTCTTTCTATCATAATTTGGTGTACAGTTTTACTTTTATCAAACCCCTGCTTTACTAATATATCTTTTCTGAAATTAAATCTATTATACCTAATATCATTTATAATATAATAATAGTTCGGTTCGGTTTTATTAATAAAATTAAATCCTAATATTTTATATAATAATCCTTGACTATAGCTTCTATCTACATAAGTTGTGATTTCTTTTGGTTGATATTTATCAATAAAATATTTAAATAATTTTGATGCACCACCAATCACATTAATATCTAATTTATTACAAAAACGCAACAATTCAAAATGGTTAGGAATACTTTTTTGGCCTAAATGATTTCTTTTTTTACCAAATATCATTAAAGAAACTAATTCGTCTTCATAATAAAGACCAATTTTAACCAAAGAACTAACGTTTCCTTGTAAATGGTTTTTTATTAAAAAATCTTTAACTATTTTATTATCGTTTATTTCTTTTAAAACACATTTTCTAGCATATATTTTATTTTTTATTGCACCTATTTTATTCAAAATTATAGATTTAATTATATCTTGTCTATATCGCCAATCATCTTCCCATATATGAATTAATTGTATTTCATTTTTTTCACAAATCTCCGTTTTTTTTAAATGATAATTATTATCTTTATTTAATTCATTATGCCAAAATAGTCCATTAAATTCAAAGGCTAATTTTAATTCAGGAATATAAATATCTAATTCATATTCGTTATTTAATGTAGTTCTATTATTTCTTAAAATTTCATCTGAAATATTACTAGTAATAAAATCAATTAATTGTATTTCATAACCAGATTTAGAAGAACCTATAGGATTACAAACTGTACAAATTTCAGTATTTAATTTAAGCCTGTTCTTTAACAACTCCCTATTTATTTTAAATTCATGATATTTTTCACATAAAAAAACATATTCTTTATTATCTGTAAAAATTAACTTATTACCATATTTATTTAACAATTTTTTAGTTATTGTATTTTTGTATTTTTCTATAATTTCTCCTTTTTTTCTTTTATAATCTTGGGATTGATGATAATTTTCATTACCATATTTTATTAAATGTGTTTTTTTCTGTTTACATAATCTTTCTTTATAATCAATATTTTTAGTCTTCAAAATATTTCTATATTCTTCGGTTTGAGTATAAAATTCAAAGCCGAAATTATTTAAATTAGTTGCTTTAATTTTTTCAATAAACTCTTTTGTTTTTGAAAAATGATCAACACCATATTTATATAACGATGTCTTTTTATTTTTTATAATAGCACATTTATTAGAACAGCAAAAAATATTATGCTTACCAACATTTCTATTATACTCTCTAAATGATACTGATTTTTCTTTACCACAAATATCACACTCCGCAATTATATTAATTTTTGAGCCACTAGTTAAATCTGCTGTTTTTATTTTATAAATTTTATTAGGTTCCACATTATATCCTAATTTCTTATAATGTGATATCACTTTACTATTTACTTTTAATTCAACATATTCTGTTTTAATCATATCTAATTTTTGTTATTATATATTAAAATATATAGTTTTCCTTCTTATTTTTTTTATTTTTTTTAAAAAATTATTATCTTTGTTGTCAATTAATAAATAATTTAAAAAAATGGCAGCTAAATATAAAAAAGAATCCTATTCTTTTAAAGATGAAAACGATATAATTAATTTTGGTATATATAAGGGTCATACCATAGGTGAAGTAATGAAAGTTGAACCTCAATACATTGAATGGTGTATTAAAAATTTTAAAGGATTTAAACTTTGGAAAAAACTTGCTTTAAAATTTGAGGAAATTAAAGCTAAAAAATAATTATAGATTTTCAACCAATTTCAAATTTTTTTCAAAACTTCTTAATGATTTATAAAAATTTTCAACATCAGTCTCATAAATTTTTAATATTTCATCATAAGTTTTTATTTTATTTGAAAAATCTTCTCTAAGTTGTTCATTTTGAATACTTTGTAATTTATCTTGCATTAATCTTCTATTAATATAATATGTATCTATAAAAACGAATCTATGTAATATTGTTGATGAAACTTCGAAAACTTTTAATATTTTAGATACATCATAAGCTGTTATTGAATAATTTTTATCATGTTTTTTAAGAAATGTATATATCCATTCTATTTTAAAATTAAATTCATCTTTAACTCTATCACCGTTATAAATTTTATTAGAATTCTTTTCATATCTATCAATATTAGTCTTAATTATTGTTTCGATTAAAAGTGCTTTATATTTTAATGGTAAATAATCAAAATTTATAGCATATAAAATATTTTTATCTTTTATAATTTTTAATTGTCGTTCTAATATTCCTTTTTCATTTTTATTAGGTACAGGTGGTATTGTTAATATTGGACACCATAATTTATTACCATTAAAATTATATTGAATAATATAAAATTTACCTGTTTGAATATTTTTTATAGTTGTTGCTCTAACTTGATTATTTGGTTTTTTTAATATATAATTAAACAATTCAAGAGTAGTTTCATCTCGAATCACTTTAATATTTTTTTGATATTGTCCAAAAAGTGCAGCAACTTCTTCTGTAAAGATCATAATCAAATATTATATTTTGTAGAATGTGCTAACCATAAATCATTTTCATATTCATTTTCAATATCACTATCTAAACCAAATTCATTATGAAGAAATTTTAATGCCTCTGCTTTTACATGACCTATTTCGTCTTCGTCTGCTATTTCTTCTTCATCTAAAAACTCTTTTATTTTGGATTCAATATATGCTTTTTGAAAATCATACTCGTCACCAATAAAACTACGACTATATCCATCTTCAACAAAACTATTAGCCAATAAAATTGAATTTTTAGGATCTAAATCTAATATCTTTTTTTGTAGGTTTCTATCTGAAGATATAGCATTTTTAAGATAATATACTTTATCTTCATAATCTTCATTTTCCTTATAACTTTGTATAATCGCATCATCATCAATATAATTTTGAATAGCATTATAAAGGTCCTTGGCATTCAATTTTCCATATTCATCTTCAATCAATTCCTGCACACCTTGGTTTTTATGCCGATTTTCAACTATCTCTCGAACACAATTTTCACCATCATTGTCTTCTTCTATTACACTTCTTAAATCATCGTCCGGTAAATCATCTAACATAAAATCATCAAATTCGAGTTTAGCAAGTTTATCATTCACATTAACAATGTCATTCTCTCTGACTACTATATTATAATTAACAGGAACTGTATATTTTTTAAATTTTCCATCATTTGATGTTACAATAACTTTATTTTTACCTGTTTTAGTTTTTTCAAATGATATTTTACCAGAAATATTAGATATAATAGAATTACCTTCTAAGCCATTATTTTCAATGTAAAGTTCTAAAATTTTATTTTCTTTAGTTTCCGAATAATGTCTCTGTATATAATTTATTAAATCTTCTTTATCAATATCTTCTAATGATTTATTTCCAACTTCGTCGTCAATCCAATCTTCAACAAAACTTTCGTCATCTATATGCTGCCAAACAATATTTGGCCATAATTTTATAATTTCTTCAACATCATGATTAGCATTATCATCATAATACTCTTCCACAAAAGAATCATCTAATTGATTTATTAATTCGTCGGTAGGGTCACTAAAACTTTCAAATTTTTTAAAGTTTTTAAAATTTATAAATTTTTTAATTTTCATATTATTCCTCTTTTTTTAAGATCATCTTCTGTGATTATAACGAATTTAATATTTCTTTTTTCACACCATTCTTTTGCATATGCCCATTTATGAAGATTTTTCTTATATGTTTTTAAAGCATATTCATAATTTTCCAGCATTTTTAAAGTTTGTTTTTTAGGAGGTTGTGGTGGTTCAGTTTCATGTTTAGGTTTAAGTTCAATACCTATTCTATCATATTTTTCCGGATCATTATCACTAGTCATTTCTAAATAAAAATCAAGATAATATCTATGGTTTTCAGTTTTACCATTATTTGATATTTGAAAAGGAATTTCAAAAAATTCAGCACACCATTTTTTAACTTTTTCATTTAAATCGCAAAATTTGCAAAATGAAAATTCCCATGAACTTCTATATAAAATAGGAAATTGACCAATATATTTATCTGAATTCTGTGGAACAAAATATCCTTGTTTATATTTACTTTTACCAGTTCTTGCACTTCTAACATTACCTAATCTTGCTGGATTTCTTGACATATTATAAATTATATTTTACCGAAGCTTTCTTTGCTTCAAATTCTTCAATTTCTTCTGGAGTTAATTTTCTAATTATTTCATCTTCTGATACTGAAGTATAATTATTAGGCTGGTATTCCATGGGAGTATCAAAATCATATTTATATGTTAAAACATCATAACAATATTTAGCCTTAGGTTCATACTTATAAATATAAACAGGTTGATCATTATCTCTCCAATTTTTTCCAAATACTTTTTCCATTATATCCCAATCAGTGTTTACTTTTGATACATCTATTAAAATATAATCACCTACATTATATTGTCCACCAAATGTTTCATACATTTCAAATAATTTCAAATATCTCATGTTCTTTTAAATGAATTTAAATTAGGTGGATCTTGAACTAACTTAGTATTATCAGTAACTTGTATATATGTTCTACCTTTATTTGATAAAGCAACATCATATAATGTTGGAAATCTATTATAATTTCCAAATTGAATATCTCTATATTGAATATCTCTTACGAGCATTATAAATTCTTCATCTGACCTATATATAGGAGATGATGATGGAATTGTATTAATAAAGCCATCATTTCTAACCCAATCTTTTAATGCCATAGATGTATATAAATTTATTAGTATATATAAATTTATCAGACACAAAAAAAAAATTAAAAAGGGAGTATTGCGGGGCAGCGGAACCTGGAGAATTAAAAAACCTTCAACCACTTTGGTCGACTACAAGAATAATAGATGGTAAAGTGTATGAAAGCACAAACTACTTATTTATAATGATTTATATGTTATGTAAACCTTTACCTTCGTTAGAATGGCTTAAACTTATTAATCTTGGTGAATCTTGATTATTTTTCTTCTGATATATAACATTTAAACCACCTGCTATACCTCTTTTACAAATTTCAGAAAAATAAGGAAATGCTGAAGAATATTTTTTTTCATTAAACCCCATCCAATTTTGAAGCATCATAAGAATACCTTGTTGCATGCAATCAAATTTATCTTCTGGCGTTTTATACTTTCTTTCAAATTTTTTAATCATTTCTTCGCCAATTTTAATAATCATCTTTTCAGATTTTTTAGTTAATTTTCCTTTTGCTTTACTAATTATAATTTCGTAGTAGAATTCTGAGTCATCAATATATCTGGCCATTAATTTTAATGTATGTTTTTTTGATTTTAAATGGAAATTTCTAATAAAGCCTTAAATGTTTATTTCCTAATAAGTGTATAAAAAATGATTAAAATGCCTAAAAATTAATAAAATATTAAAATTATCTTTATTTAGTCTAATTAAAAATAATTAACAATTATATAATATTAATAATTAAAAGTTTACAAAAAATAAAAAAAGACCTCAAAATGAGGTCTTTTTTTATTTTATAATTGCCTATTATTTATAAAATCATTCTTTTAGCTTTAACTTTATCTTCTTTAATAGTCTTTAAATTTTCATATAAGTCATGTTTAGAAACTAACAAATCCTTGAATATTTTATTTAAATTTTCGTCTTTATTTACTAATTCCTCATTTTCTTTTAATAAAGCTAATGCGTCATCAATTTGTTTAATACCTTCTTTAACTTCCATTTCCTTATCTTCTAAACTTTTTAATTGTTTCATTTCCTTTGAAAGCTTATTATTTAAAAATTTAGATAAATCATAATCTAATTCTCTTTGAATATCATTAATTAAATTATTTGCCGAATTATATTCATAAAATGCCGAACCTGTTCTTGCATCATTATTGTACATGTACATTTTATCCTTATAATTTATAACATAACATTCTAAATATGGATGTAAAGTATTTTCAACCTTCAAAGCTATATCTAAATCTACAAATTTGTCAATATTTTTAGCCGCTGTTGATGATAAAACATAATAATCTTTTTTCAACCAAGGAATAATTTTAGAATTAAATAAATTTTCTAAAGTGGTTTCTTTATCTAATTTTTCTTCATTCAAGAATACATCTTTATTGCTTTTAGTTGAAATGCTTAAAACTAAATTTTCATCTAATCTAAAAGAAATTTTATCTTCTTCAATATCTCCAATAGTCATAACTTTTTCTAAAATTCTAAATTCTTTGATTTTTTCCATATCCTTAATATGATTCTCTACAAGTGTTTGTTTAACTTCGTCATCACTAATTAAAAACCAACGATCTTTCATAAAAACTAAATTACCATCTTCAACCTTTTCTACTAACGTAAATACCTTTGAAGCCTTGCCAGAATTAACTAAATTTTGTCTTTGAATAGGATTATTCATATAACCATTTAAGAATAATTTAACCTCTGGAATCCAATCATGAATAACCAGTTCATTAAGAATTGATGACATTTTTGAATCATTATCATTTAAATTAATTATATTAAGAATAGAATTTAATGCTGGACGATACATTTGACCATAATTTTTTCTTTCTATTTTCTTATATAAATCCTTTAAATTATAATTTAATGGATCACTTTTAATTTCATCTTCAAGTGATTCCACCAATTTTTTAACTTTAACATCCCAAGAAAATGGGGTTAAAGTTTCTTTTAAAGAACTAACAAGCTCTTGTTCTGAATATTTGTCATAGTTGTTGATAAATCTCTCAACTAAAACATTTAATTCAAAATCTTCAATAGGTAATTCCCTTTTGAAGTTAAATAAGTCATACTTTAAATTTTTCATATTTACTTTTTATTTTTTATTTTATTTTATTATACAATTTTTTAATATATTTCCACCAGATTTCACTTAGATCTAAATCTATTTTTACTTCTGGATGAGACTTTTTGATTTCTCGAAGTTTTTCTGTTAAAGTTTCAATATCTAAATTTTGAGAAAATAAATCTTTTAAGGTATTAGATAAATCATCAGGTGATATTCTGTCAATGGAAAAATCAATGGAAGAATCATTAAAAGATTCGAATTTTTTTAAATTTTTCATATCTTGCATGTTTTTTTATTTTTAATTTGATTTCAAAGTTATATATAAATAAAAAAAACTCATTTTTTATCAAAACGAGTTTTTTTAAAATTAATTTTTAAAATATTTTAATTCGCTATCTGATATTTTATCAAAAGGTAATATTTTTGTCACTTCACTACCAAAATGATATTTTTTAATACTAAAATTATCATTATTTAAAATATATTCACAAGCATTATAACCAATTGTTGGATTAAATTTAACTTCAAATATTATATCACTCTCAATATTTGATTTAGGATAAGCATCTTTCATATTTGCAATTTTCCATTTATTATCCTCTACAATATAAATAGTACATTTATCATTTTTAATATTTAATGCACACTTAAATCCTTTATCAATTAAAAATTGAACTGAATTAGCTTCATATTCATGTTTTGGATCAACAAAAAATGAATGTTGATACCAATTTTTTAATCCTTGATCGTCACCACCAGTATTAGAGTGAACAGATTTCCATCTCTTAGTTTCACCTTTATCTGTGATTAAATATTTTGATCCTTGTCCAGTTTCAAAATATGCTACTACTTTATTACCAGTAGTTGAAGTTATATTATAAGTTTCAAATTTTTTGAAACTTTCAAATATCATTAAGTATTTCATATTTTTTATATATTAATTTTTAATAATAAAATTTTGTTTATATTGTTTTTTTATTATCTTTGTGTATAAAATAAAAATAAAACAAAATGAAAAAATTTCTTCATATTCATAAATGGAATCCTAAATTAAGTAGGTATATATCATTTCATACAAGAGATATTCTTTATGAATGTAAATGTGGTAAAAGAAAAATAAAAACAGTTTATAGAAGTTTTGATAAACCATTTCCTATTGAAACTACTATGAATTTAACTCATAAAGAAATGCAAGATTCTCTTTCAAGTGGTGTATAATTCTTTAAATCTATGCTACTGAAGAAAGTATATTTAAATATAACCTATAAGCATGAAAATTGATATTGATAATACTTTCATCAGATATGGTAAAATGCACTTAACCAAGCAAAAAGGATATGGAAGTGATACTTTTCATTCTCCTCCGTATCCTATTGGTTTTTATGCTATGCCGATCAGATTTCAAGAATTATTTTTAATAGGTTCAATTGAAAAATATCAACCAAAGCAAGTTTCTATTCCAAAAATTATAAAAGAAAACTCAGAAGATTATTACAAAATAAAAAAAGAAAAATTAAAGAACATATCTCATAAATTTACAGTAAAAAATAGTGATTTTATTTGGCATCATTTAAACGCTAAACCTCATGAAATCATTGATAGACATAATGAATGGATTAAAACAACTGTGAGGGATTGGAAAAAATCTTTAATTAAAGAATCTTTAACATTAAAAAATGATAGCTTAGGTGATAATTTATTAACAATAAAAAATTTTAATGAAGTTCCACCTAAATCTGGATTTTTTTCTAAAGATCATTTTGAAGTTTTTTTTGACAGAAAAGTTTACTAATTATTCCATATTATTTATTTCATTTTGTCTATTTTCTTCTTTTTCTCTAAGTATGTCTTCTAATGATTCTTTTTCAATAAGATTATGATACCAATAAGTTCTCTTCACTGCACCATCTTGAATATTTATTTCATGCCCATCAGGTTTAGGAACACCTAAAAATTCCCAATCTATTTGTTCGTCATTATCACAAATTTCATGATCATCAGTTATTACTTGAAAAATAGGGTAATATGTATTAACTTCCAATGAAAATTTCATAGTTATTGTATTATCTGATGTTAAATTTATTTCTCTTGGTATTTCAATTCCGGACTCTGAAGGTAATTTAAAAAATGCATCTATTTTTAATCCAAAATAACTTATATTAAAAAATCTATAATTATATAATACGTCTAAGATTTTAGTATAACATATATCTGCTTCCCACTCATTATCTAATTTAATCATTATATCATATGAAAGTGTAATCGGCACTGCTTTCGTTCTACTAATTATACCTTTAAATTCTCCATTAATTTTTGTTTCTTTTGATAAAAATTGGTTAGGGTTAGCAAATTCATCATCTCTTTGAGATCCGCCCTTAAAAGTTATAATACCTCTCTGTTTTTGGTCTGTATTTAATTCTACTCTTGTGCTAACAATATCATCAACAAAAGCATCAAGCATAAATCGTTCTTGTCCTGCGAAAGAAGCATAGAATGGAATTAAAACTCTTATTTTTTTACCATCGCTCCATCTATTTATCCATCTTACTTTTGTTGCTAAAACTTTACACAATGCTATAGTTGTCATTCTAACAAAATTATCATCATAATTATATTTATCATCTATATGCATTAATTCTTTTTTTATGTATATATAAAAAAAGCCAACTCAGTTGAGTTGGCTTTTCATAATCTTAAAAAAATTATTTATAAAGATCCGTCAAAGAAAACACAAAAGTCTTTAAATTCTGTGAATGAATTTGCATTGAAAAGTTTAAATAGAAAGAACTTATTTAAGTTCTGGAAACACACAAATCTTTAGTTTGGGTGTAGTTCATTCAATTTCACATTCAATTGGATGATTTACTTCAAAAAAGAAATTCCAATAAATCCAAAAACCGTCAAGTACAATACCCTCACCCTTAACAACAACTATTTTATGTGGTTGTGAAAGAATATTGTGTGCTACAACAATAGCATCACCATCCTTTACTTTATTTTTTATTTTTTGATACTTGTACATAATCTTGAATTAATTATTTTCAAAAAATATTTTAAATAACTTTCAAAGAATCTTCTGAATATCCACTATCTTTTATAGCATTTGCCAAATATTTTAAATTCTCACCATACATATTCAAACTCCATTTTTTTTCAAAGGAAAGACCATATAATGGAGTACCATCACAATCCCTATCATGTGATACAACAAACAATCTAAGACCCTTCCGAGGACTTTCTAAACAAGAATCATCAAAATCAACTTCTACTAAAGTACCCAATGGTATATTATGTGATTTAGATTCATTTTCTTCTCTCCAGGTTTTACCTGACTTCATTTTAAGGTTTGAAATATTTACAAATCTATCTTCCATTTTATTTATTATTTAACGTGAATCCACATTCTCTTAAAAATGATTGATCAACAGTGCTACCTAACCATTGAATCTTTAGGGTTATCTTTAAAACGATATTCTTTATTTGTTTTCATAATTTTATAAATCAATAATTTCTTGTTCAACAATCAAATACTTCATCTTAGAACCTTCGAAAACAATATGAGACTCTTCTTTCTTTTTATCATCAAGTCTTTTATATTTAAAAACTTTAGAAATTTTTAATTTATGAAGATCATCTAATTCTAAATATGTTTTAGTTTCTTTTTTCATATTTTTCATATCACAAATATACAACTATTTTTTGTAATAAAAAATAATATATAAAATTATGAAATATTTAAGCAGTTTTCAATTATTTGAAAGAAAAGGTAATTATCAACTTTTTCATAAGACATCTAGATCTGCTATTTTATCTATCTTAAACGATGGATACATAAAGGCTGATCCTGATGCAATCTGGCAGAAATCAGAGTTGAGAAAAAATGTTTTAGATAAATGGAAAAAAAATGATAAAAAATTTTTAACTATATCAGCTACAAGAAATTTGAATTATTTTGGTCTACCTGCATTAGAATTAGATGTTGAAAAAATTTCAGATAATTATAAAATTATACCATATTCTGAAAATCCTGATTTTTATTTAGATTTTAAAGAAAATAGATTAAAACCAAGAAGTAACCCATTTTTCAATACAAAAGGTAAATTAACCAAATTTCAAAATCAAATACGATCAAAATCAAAAGGTGCTGGAAAACTATTTTGGAGAACTAAAACTGATAAAAATGCTTTTGATTTTGATATCGCAGAAGAATTAATACTTACATCTAAATTAGATGTCGGAAAATATGTAAAAAGAATTATATTACACGAAGACGAGAAAGAAATTATAGATTTAATTAAAACTAAATATTCTCATATAGAAATTATCATAATACCAAAATATCGTAACCTTGGATATATAGATATTAAATCATACATTCAGAAAAAATCGAAAGAACTACAATCTCAAAAAATATTCAATGAGGTTTAAAAACTTTTATTTTTATTATAAATAAAATTGTATATGAACAATAGAAAATTTGTAATTTCAATTAAAATTAATAACATTATAAAATATATAAAGTCTATTTATGGTAATAGACTTGGATATTATTATTCATTAACGAACTTCAAAGAAAAAGCTAAAGTTTGGAAATCTCAAAAAACTTGCGAAAATGCAATAATTAAAATATTAAAATACGGCGATCCTATAATAAAAAGAAATTTGATGAGCATTGGAATAAATGATATAAAATTTGAAGCTTTAGAAATAACTGATATAAAAGAATTAAGAAATATAAAATTAAAAAAATTGAGCAAATAATTGTATGATAACAAAATTTAAAATATACGAAAAATCTAATCTTAAAGTAGGAGACTATGCAAAAATTGTCATATATAATAAGGATTTTGAACTTCCTAAAAAAGAAACTTTAATAGGCGAAATTACACTTATTTATAAGGGAGGTTTTCGTGCACAATATGAACAAGCTGAATTCATTCCTAAATATTATTATATTAATAATAATTTTAATAATATGAAAAAAATTGAAGATGTAGGTTTAGTCGCAGTAACACAAGTTAGATTGATATCTTCTCTTAAACCATTGAATAAAACTGAAAAAATGATCATAGATTTACTTTTTCATCCTGATACAGAAAAATACAATTTATAATGTTTGTATTTTTTATAAACAATCAAGGTATTTTTTATTATAAAAAATAAAAACATGAAAAAATTCAAAGAATTTATAGAAAATTTGATAACAGAATCAAAACATGATTATGGTTGTGTAATGCTATATCTTGACTTTCCAGAATTAAAAAACATTCATAATATTATAAATAAAAATGATATTTATATAGATCCAAATGATGATTCATTTGGTTTAGAAACTGAGCCTCATGTAACATTATTATATGGACTACATGATGATGTTAGTTTAGATGATATTAAAAATGTAATAGAAAATTATACATTTGATTCATGTAAAATTATAAATACATCATTATTTGAAACTGAAAAATATGATGTTTTAAAATTTGATGTTAAAAGTTCAAATTTACATGAAATTAATAAATTATTAACAAAATTTCCTTATACAACTGATTATCCAGATTATCATCCTCATATGACTATTGCATATTTGAAACCTGGTACCGGAAAAAAATATATAGATAAAATTAAATTAGAAAATAATTTTATTGAACCATTATATGTTGTTTATTCTATGACTGATGGTTCAAAAAAGAAAATAAATATTAATATAGATTAAATTTTTATTATATTTATCAAATGAAATTTAAAATTGGCGATATAGTTAAAATTGATGGTGATGTAGCAAATTGCAAAAAATTGCAATGGTATTCAAATGAAATATACACTATTATAAATATAGATAAAGATGTTGCTGAACTAGATAAAGCATTAAAAAATATTGAAACTAATAAAATAAATATTAACTATTTAAAATTATTAAAAATTGAAAGAAAAAATAAACTTTTAAAATTAAAAGATATATATTTAGTATAATTGTCGATTCATAATTTTAAGGTTATTACAGAAAAAACGCCGCTTTATGTGGCGTTTTTTCTTTTTATATATTTTATATATATCTAAAAGTAAATTTTAAAATGAAATATTTAAAAAAATTCGAAGACATATCTGAAGAAGATCAAGATTTAATACCACCTGAACAAATAATTGATAAATATTGTAAAAAGTATCCTAATTATGAGTATTTCTTTAGAAAATTTAATGAAAAATTTCCTGATAGAGAAACTTTTGAAAAATATCTACTAACTTATATAGACGAAGATTATCAAGAAGAATATGAAGATGATGATACCGATGAAACTATATTAGATAAACATTGGAGGTTTGATATCGAACGCAAAATGTTAGATAGGGAAATTGGAATGACAGGTGATTTTCTCTATCCAGGTGATGATATTTATAATAATTTTTATAACGAGATAGAAGACTCTTGGTATAATTTTAGATATATAAAAAAATATAATTTATAAAATGAAAAATCTTAAAACATTCAAACAATTAAAAGAAGCTAAAATAGTTCAAAATGATACTTCTAAGACAAATTTTAACACTGGATCTTTAATACAAATTGTTGATGAAGAAGATAAAAATATTGGTCAAGCTGAAATAAAAAAAGTTTTAAAACAATATTATACAGTTACTTATAAAGGAAAACAATATAAAACTAAAAAAGAAGATTTAGTACTAAATATTCATGGCCAAGTTCAAACAGAATTAAAAAATCTTAAATGAAACATATTAAAGAAATAGAACTTTTTGAAAGAATTATTCAACGAAATCCTACATTGGGTGATTATATTTTTGATAAGTTCATTGAAAATAATTTTAAAATATCAAAATCTTCAATATATATAAATGATATAAATTATCGAAAAATAATATCCAAGGAACCAAATATCAATAAAAAAATACTTGATATAGATATAAGTTTTCGTAGAATAGGTGAATATTATTTAACAGATGAAGATTTTAATTCAATTCCTAAAGTAATAAACAATTTAAAACAATTTTGTAATGTGAAATTCAGAATTGAAAATAATATATTTTTATTTAACCTACAACTTTCCACAAAAGAAATAGAAACCATAAAAAAATTACCAGATTATAATGATTGGTTATTAAATTCAACTAATCAACATCAGAAATATAGAGAAGATATAAAATTAAAAAAATCGACCAAAAAATATAATCTCTAAACCTTTAAAGATAATTAGCATTTTTAATATAAAAATAATTTAACACGATGAAAGATTTAAAACACATAAAAAGATTTAACGAACATCAAGAAAACTTGAATATATCTGATGTTAGTGATAGTAGATTATTTGAAACTAAATTAGGAGATTTTGTATCAGATGGTAAATTCATGATTATTGATATAATAGATCCTGATGATACTATTTATATTGATAATGAAATATATAGTGAAAAATATATAGAATTTACAGCCTATGGTGTTGATGATAAAAAATTCTATCTATTAGACCCCGATTATGAAGTTATAGAAGGTCCTTATGATACGATAAAGGAATTATATGATGAAATAGGAATAGATGAAATTCCCGACTTCGGATAATCTATTCTCACTAACGGTTGGGGTATATGTGAAGTACCTGGCATCAAACTTTAATAATTAGTATAAACTTTATAAGGTATTTCACATATACCTTGTTATAAAACGTTTTATATGGAAAAATTAACAAAAGCAAAAGAAGAAAGAGTTGAAAAATTCTGGGATAAAGCTAAATTAAATGATTTAGTTACATCAAACGCACCATCATATTTGGTGGAACATCATTTATTTTCAACTCTTTCTTTGGAAGATGAAAATGAATTTTTGGTAAAATCAAAGGAACTTGGTGTGTTGAAAAATGTTTTATAACGTTTTGCAGCTATGTTTGGTTGCAGATTACGAAGCAACACAGTATCAATTTAGTATAAACTTTAATACGAGAAAAAAATGAATGATTTACCACAACCCCCGCAATCAAATATAGCTGGTGTTATAAACTGGGCGGATTTTAACGAGAAAAAACCAAATTACGGAGATTTGATAATATTAAGATTTCCGCCAGAAGCAATGACAACCCCAATAATTACGATATATGATAGAGATACACAATGGCTTGATGGCGATGTTTACGCAGTTATCGAGCCTTGTTTATAACGGACGATGGTATGTTGTCGGTTTTTTACGGATTAATAACTAAAAACAATAATATGGAACTGAAAGATTTAGAAGAAATGTTCAAAATGGAACAGGAATTTGATATACCACACAAAGATAGATGGTATAATAAAGATTTTGACAAACGTGAATTAGAAGCAGAGCAGCCAGTAAAAAACTGCAATATACCATGTGTTAGCATTGCGTTGGAAAACAAGCGCAAAGCCTTCTGTATATGGTACTATGCTCAATCTCAACCGCTGGATGCAAATAAAGTGTTCGATTGGTTTTCCAATGAATGCTAACGGTTGGGTGTATGAGAAGGTTTACTTTGATAAACTCTCATAATTACCACAATTGCTGATAGCAAACTTTCTTATATACCTTGTTATAAGTATGTATTATTTTTGTTTTACCTATTAAAAATATAAATCAAATAAAAAGTAAATTATGGAAAAATTAGAACAATTAAAGAAAGAAATGTTGGATGCGAAAGAAGCATACGAAACATTCAAAACAAACAATTCAAGAGAATTGACTGAAGAAGAAAAGCGTAACGAACCACAACATCCAACATTTATTGGTGTCGAGCAATCTGAAACAAGAATGTTTGAACTAACAAAAGAAAATGTTGAGGAAATGAGAAAACTTCAACAGAATATGCGAGACACACATTCTACTTATGTGATGGAATATATGAACTCAAAACAAAAATAATATTACTTATAACGTCCGCAGGTATATACAGTTGCGTAAAATTAGTAGAAACTTAATTAAATGAACAAATACATGAAAACAAATAAAAGTAAGATTGAAACACAAAAGCAGCAATTGGATATACCTGCTGTTAGCGGTAGTGTTTTTGATGATAAAATTGATGAATGGCATAATAGCGACACACCACTTAGTTTATATGAATACTTAGGGCTAACGGAGGAACAATTTAAAATATGGTTGAAAACACCAGAAGAGATTGAGAAACATTATCGCTAACGAATGAGTATATGAAAAGTAAAATTATTGACACCGAACTTGATTATTACCCCGAACCTACATGCTGCATCTGCGGTAAGGTTTGTGAGATATATGAAATACACCCACATGATGAACAAATGTGGTGTTGGTGCAAAGATTGCCAATTTGATACTTTTCACAAACCGATTAACAGCACAGACGATGAATAATTTTATTTTTTATATACTGTGTTGTAAAATCGTTTTAATGTTTTACAACGACTGTGTGTATATGTAGTTATTTACACTAAACTTTATTAAAAGAAATAAATATAATTATTAACAGACAAAGTTGATTAAATGTAAGAAAAATCATTACATATGGTTTAAAACCATGTTGACTTATAAAGCTGAGTGGAATGGTCGTGAGGTCATACAGGTTAGCAGGTGGTTTTCTTCAAGCAAGATATGTAGTAGTTGTGGTCACAAGAATAATGAACTTGAGT